GACTTGGTGCAAATCTAACTCTAACTGACATTGTGTTTTCCTTTCAGACCTTCTTTTTGTTCTATATCGAACCTTTATATTATACCAGAATTGTCGCTTTGGTTCACCCAATAAAAACCGTTATAGAAGCGCATATTTGATTCTCCCTGTTCAATCTTTGCGTCCGCCTGGTTATCCACCTTGAAATTTATATGTATCTGCGGAGTTACCGCCTGATTGTTCGCCATAATTCCTATTCCTAAAGCCTTCATCTGCCCGGGCGTGAATACGCCCTCATCTTTTCTGATAATCGAGAGCACTTCGTCGGGGCCTATGCCTGAATGGAAACGGGGGATAAGTCTGTAGAACGTGGGTTCATCCGGCATCCCGCCATTATGAAATCCAAGCCCGGCGGTCCAGTCGCCGAACATGTTGCCTGATATGCCGGCAACACCGCTTCCTGCTCCCGTGGGCTGTTTTGCAAATAATCCGGTTATCGCCCCTGTAACCTGCTGCCCCAACGCGCTTGCAACCGCCCTCTTGACGCTCGTTAAAAAGCTGTTAATGTAGTCGGAAAGATTTTTTAAATTCCCTTCAAAGGCATCAAAAAAGAAGTCGGAAAACGCCTGCTGCATCGCCTGAGCGGTCTCTTTCGCTATCTGCTGCGCATATTCAAATGTTGTCTGGAGATTGTACGTATATTCTCTTAAGCCCCGCTGCCAGCCGCCGACAAATGTTCCATCAAGTCTTTCAACTTCAATTATCAAATCGGCAATCTTTAAACGAGTCTCATCTATCTTTGATTCCGCCGTCAACTGCCCCGTCAGGTCGTTTCTTTCTATTGCGGCAAGTCGCATCTTCTCATAATACCCGACTACCTGCCTGTATTCTGCGAGCCTGCCGGCTGCGACATCCCGCCTTGACATTGACATCTCTTTTTCCGCAAGATCAAGGACGGCGAGCGTGTGCCTTGTTCGCGCCTCAAGCTCCTGCATACGGGCATCATCACGTATCTTTTGTTTGTTCTTCTCGGCAATACGGACAATCTCGGTATATTGTGCCTCAAATTCTTCTGCCTCCAGACCTCTTTCACCAAGCATTTCACCCAGCTCCGCCGCCCAGGCATCCTCCGCCGCAAGGCGCTTTTCCAATTCTGATGATTGCTTATTCGTTATCTCTTCCTGAATCCTGGCATCCTGTTCTGCTAATTTATTTGTATACTCGCGCCAGTCCGCCTCCGCCTCTTTTGTCCTTTCCCTGCCTATGCCGGACACTATTGATTCATAGTATCCTGCCAGCAGCTTTTTGTCGGATTCTTTCCCTTTTAGCTCGCCCATTTTCTGCATGGCGTCTTCATACTTGTTTTTCACATCAAGCAGCTTGTCCGCCCATTTATCCGATGATTCCGCCCCCTTTTCGGCGTCCGTCTGCCAGTCCCGCAGCATCTTTTTTATGTTGTCCGCCGCCTTCTTCGCCTCGTCGGAAACAGGCTGCGGCTTGCCCTTGATATTGTATTGTCCTGCCTGACCGCCCATAAGCCTATCACGGAATTTATTAAGCTCTTCTTCGTCCCATGTCATGGGCGCACCCCATTCCGGCCCGGGGGCGACTTTAATGACCCCGCCGGATATGGCCTTGCCTATCTCTTCGGGACTCATGCCCCTTTTCAGCAGCATATCAAGAGTATCCGCGTTTAGTCTCGGCAACGGCACACCCGGAACATTCGCCTTTACTTCTTTCCATGAGCGCATCAGAAAACTGCTCTTTACCATACCGCCGATAAGCGGTATTTTGTCGGCTGCTGCTGCCGCGAGCTTTACAATCTCTTTCAAAGACAGCACCATATCGGCGATGATACTGCCTGCAATCCTAAGTCTGTATATAATTTCCGGTTTAACGTCTATTTTTGTAATTGTCCCGTCTGCATCCCTCTGCACGTCTACCAGGCTCCTGGAAAACTCCTGCACCCCCTTTTTCAACATGCCGAAGAGACCGCTCCCCCCTTCGCCGAACGCCCTTTCCAGAATATCCTTCAGATTGCTCCAGGCGCCCTCCCATGTATTTTCAAACTCACGTGAGGCATAGATAAACCCTTCGAGCCTCGTTTTCAGCTCAGTAAAAACCGTACCTTGCTCGCGCCACTTTTTTACCATGCTATCAGATATACCCAGGGCAATGGCCAACGATGATGATGCGGGCTGTATTCCCCCCTGGATCAAGTCCCGCGCTTCCTGTTTAATCTGATTTATAGGCAGCCCGATTGATTTTACTGCATTGGTAAGCAGCCCTGTTATTTCAAGTGTTTCCTTGAATGTCATTTTTGCGGATAGAGCCGGGGCGAGTATGCCCTGATATACCTCTACTAATTCCCTGTAGGAAGCCGGAGTTGTCATCGCTATTTTTTGCAGTTCTTTTTGCGCTTCCACCGCAATTTGTTGCGACGCGTTAAATTTGTCCTGACCTGCCAGAGCCCTGCCCTGCGCATCCGTAATATCAGTCATGGAGGTAAGTATTGCAGCGATGCCCAATTTAGATGTTTCAAGGGTTTTATTGTATTCTATGGACATGCCGACCGTCTTTTTGATGGCTTCAACGGCCTGATGGAACCCCACTGCCGCTAAAGACACTCCTAAAAGGTTTTTTATTAATCCATTTGTTGATACTGTAACCCCTTCAAAATTATTTCTTAATCCAGGCAAAGATCCCCGGAGTTTTTCTATTTCACCTCTTGCCCTGCCTATCTCGGACACAACCGCCTTTGCATCAGCGGTTATCGTCATCTTGACATTTTCGGTTGCCATGCTATAATCCTTTATATGATACTTATACTTGCTGCAATTTGCGGATATTCGTGTCCCTTTATGATTCTGGGTGGTCTTATTTTAAACCTGTGCGGCGGTTGGCTGGTCGGCATACCCATGATGTTGGTTGGCATATGGATGCTTGATTTCATTGCTAAGCCGTGATCCTCTCCGCACATATTTTCCTGCACATAGCACAGGCGTCAACAGTTCTGCATCTTTTCCGCTTTCCGTCCCTAACTGACAGCCCTTTATCTTTGACCCCCATAAATGCCAGCACCGACTCTCTGAACATCACGTCTCTCCTTCTGTGCTCGATGTAGATTTCGCATTCTCTGATGGTATATCCCCAGAGGATTGCGTCCCGTCGTGTAATGTCCCCTCCTGTGAGGAGACAGACGAGTTCGTCTGCCCAGTCATGTTCTTCTGAATTGTCCCCAGCGTCCCGTTTAGTTTCTCTAATACTGAAACTATCGGGTTCAAGCCGAAAAAATCCTCTACCGCCTGTATGGATGTTTCAAGGTCTACCGCATAGGCAAGCTCATCTGACAGCGCCTCAATGTCCTTGTCCTTCGGATGCACGCCTTCCGGGGTTAGTATCACAGCAAGGGCGGAAGGCAGTTTGTCCCCCAATATGGATATAATGCCCGGCATGTCGATATAAGCAGGCAGGGTTATTTCTCCCAGAATATCCATCAACTGCTTTACCTGCCCGATAACAAGGGGCCGCTGATGATATATTTTGCCGTCAATATTGTACGTGTATGTCTGTGGCATCCATCCTCCTTTTTTTAATTAAGAATTAAGAGTTAAGAATTAATAGTTAAATTCTTCATTCTTCATTCTTCATTCTTCATTGGCCCCTGTCTTTTGTAGGGCTCTATGTAAATACTATGCTCAGTTCATCGTCGCCTGAGCTTCTGTTCAACTGGCAGGTAATCCCATAATTTTTGATGCCTTCTTTGTTGTCGTCGGATAATCCCGTATACTGCACTTTAGGAGCCGTGATGGTACAGATATTGCCCGCTGCCCCGGTCAGCACCATCGACAATGCGCCTTCGTTGCCGCTTCTTAATTTGCCGTAAAAATCATATGTAGCGACAAGCACCGCCTCCGGGTCCATAGTCATGGTCGGCTTCCTGGACGTTATCACCGCGCTCTTGTGCCCGGATGATGAATTAATATCCTTTCTCAACGCAACATTGTTGTTCATGTTCACTTCAAGCGCCCCAATCAGTGCGGGATATGAATCTATCGTCATAGTCGCAGACAAAAAGGCTATTGGTTTTGTGCTCTCGTAGGCTACCCCCGAAGAAAGCATCGCCCCGTCTGTAATAGAAAAGTCCGCGCCGGTAAACTCGAAATGCAGCCAACCCGGTGCGCCGTCCTCCAATTTCAGGCTGACGTTACCGCGGGCACCCCACATCTTCTTTATAACGCCGTCCACATACATGGCGAGGGTATAGCTTCCTATAGACGCAGAAGCGGGTTTATAAGTAACGGATACTCCTGCCGATACGGTCTCTCCGAACCCGCAGCCCTGCAACAGTTTGCCTAATGCCGGTGCAGTGCCTGCGGTGCCTGATCCCTTAAGTTCCACGTCAAATTCCATCTTTGCCGAACGTGCGCCGGGTATTGACGCCCACTCTGACAAGGATGAAGACATGTTGTTTCTCTCGCCCATCGCAATGCTCGGCGTGAACTTCGCATTTGCCACAAGTACGGCATCCGCCCCTGCAAGCGTTTCAGCAGAGCCTTCCGTCCCCTCAACCTTTATTGCTAACTGCGTTCTCGCTTCTATCATCGTTTACCTCCTCTTTGTTATTCATTGCCGGGACCGGGTTGCCGTCCTTGTCGAGATAGACGGTTCCTCCGGTATTAAATTTATCTTCCATCCTGCTATCCGCTGCCTGCTGTTCTCTATCCTCTTTAGGCTTCGCCATATCGCCTCCTTTTTTTTCGTACATCGAAGTACGATGTCCGAGCGCTGTACGGTATTTACTATGTCGGTACGTCCAGATAGTGCCGCGTCCTGAATTTCACCACATAGCTGATTATACCGTCTGCATAGTCTGCCAATTCCCGGGACACGCACATAAACGGTTCTATATCGTCGTTTTCGAGCTGACTGCCTTCTATGGCGTCCCTCACCGCATCGATTAGCGTATATATGCTATCTGCCGCCGCCTTCTCGGATGTAAGGTTTTTCACCGAGATCAGGCATTCATATTCAGTCCAGTAAACGGGCCTGGGTCTGCTGCCCGTGTTTGTGTCCCCTGCGAAATATACAAAGCAGGCCGGATAATTAAGCGTGACGGGCGGTTTTTTCCTGCCTAAGGACTCAACGAGGCGGAAGAGATTATTATCATCTTCGTCCTCCAGCGCAGCTATCGTCGCTATGATGTCGTCTTCAATATCCGCTATGCTCGCCATTAGAATCCTTTCATCTTTGTCCTGGTAAATATTCTGTCGCTTTCCGTCTTGTTACATTCTGCGTATGACGCACCTGTTGATGCCGTTGGTTCAGGGTCTTCGCCTATGGATATTATGCCTTTTGCTATACCCTCAAGCTGCCTGATTGCGTTTTTGTATCGTTCGGATCGTGTTTCCGGAACAGTTTCAACCCTGCGTGAATACAGGTTGTATATCGCTATATCCACAGAGCATTTTTTGACGATATCCGGTACGGTTGAAAACGGCACCGAATAGCGCCCCCCGCAATAGCTGTCAATCTCGGCATCCGCCTGGGCTATTGCCTCGGATACCCTTGACGCAACCTGAACGCCTGTGCCCTCGTCGTCTGTCAGGCTTGTAACGTCATCAGCCGGGATCATCTTTTCTATGTCTGTTTTTGTGGAGTAGGCCATAGCTTACTTCCTTTTTTTCTTATTTAAGGGTTCCAGGATTCGAGGATTCGAGGATTCAAATGGTTCACTTGGCCCCTTGACCCCTTGGCTCCTTGAACCCTCTGTCTTTCGCCCCTCTACGATGAGCATGGGTTCATTTATCAGCACCGTTGCGGTATCGGCGTCAACGTCAACTTCAACCGGCTGACGGGTGAATTTCATCCCGGCACGGTAAAAGTGTTCGGGTTTGGATTTAATTATCAGTTTCATAACGCCTCCTCTTTAATTTAAGGGGTCAAGGATTCGAGGGGTTAGGATTCGAGTGATCCACTTGGCCGCTCGAACCCTTGAATCCTTGACCCCTGTTTTTTATGTCAGCCACGGCACAACAACGAGTTTTGCCGAATTGTACCAGATGTTGCTTGCGCCGGTTGCGTCGAACTGCGCTTCAACAAGGGCCTTGCCTGCCGCCTCGTTAGACGGCCCAACGACAAGATGCGTCGGTCTGATGTTCAGAGGCGTTGTATTGTCCTCTTTGGTAAATCCCATCATTGCGGTACGGCCTGCCAGGTAGTATGTGCTGTTCAGTGTCTGCTTGGACCCGAAAGCAAGCTGCCAGAGGCCATAACCGACGTTCTTTCTGTCGTCCACACCGTAGCGGTATTTCTTCCGCATGAATGCGTTTTCATCGTCGGGCTTGTCCATAGACACGAACTGGGGCTGTTTCCTGATCTGAAGGATGATAGGCTTTATGGGCCTGCTCAAATCCATCAGATACCAGGCGTTAGACGCCCCGCCGCCGTAGTTGCTCTGTGTTGATGCACCCACGGGATGATCCGTATCGAAGAAATACTGACCGTCGAAGCAGGTTGTTGTAAATCCGGCGGCGAGCAGCGCAAAGACGAGATAATCCGGGTGTTCTTTCGCTGCCTGAGCGAGACCCTGAATCATGGGCGTATATACGCCGATCTGGTCGTCTTCAATGTCGTTTCTGTCCACCTCAATGGTAGATTCATAGTCCTTGTTGGTTATCTCATAGTGATAAGCGGACAGGTCTTTTATCACCCTGTCGCCCAACCATTCTCTCATCATGGGGAAGTTGCCGAGCCATTTATAATCCACGCTCCTGCCGGTTGAAGGCACCTGCATGGCTATTGTCGGCCACATAGGTGATACGGCTTCCAACGCCTGGTTGAAAATAGTGGAAAATGCTCTGTAAATACCTGTTAATGCTGACTGATTGATTATCATCGCTATACCCTCCTTTTAATTTAAGGGTTCAAGGATTCGAGGGTTCGAGGATTCAAGTGAACAACTTGGCCCCTTGACTCCTTGATTCCTTGGCCCCTGTCTTTTATGCTGTCAAGAGTTTCTTCTTGTACTCTATCCACTGCGCGAGCAAGATCACATCATCGGTTCCCAGTGTTCCGTCTTTCGGCTTGATGGTAAGTTCCATCGCTGCCGGGTATGCCGTAAGATTTGCCAGCGCAAGCGTCAGGGTGACTTCCTGAACGGTTTTTGCCGTGGCGTCTCCTGTCATGGCGCCGGTATCCCCGCCAAAGTTATCGTCGGCATCATAAAGCGCGTCCACATCGTTGTTGTATGCCGCAACGGTGAACTTTGTCGCGTCTGCACCGGTTGCCCCTGTCTTTGCCGCCAGTATGTGAAGTACCATATTGGCGGTTACATCGGCATCAGGAGGGACAATAACCTTTGCGCCGACTGCCAGCGGTGCAGCATGGTTGTTCCAACGGATACCAAGCCCCTTTGCCGTGACACAATATCCCGGAACATCGCTTGCACCGTCCGAAAATGCCGCCAGCGCAACGCCCGCCGCACTAAAACCCGGCGTGGGGATGGGGATGATCCCCTTTGCGCTCTTTAAGTGCTGGTATATTTCCTGCAATGCCGCTTCAGCCTCTGTCTGGCTGGTAAAACCGCCCGCATCGGCTATGCTGATTGCGCTTGCCGCATGTGCGCCGGTTGTGTCTGCGATATGCGTTGCGACGTCCGCCTGTCTTATGGCCGGTTCGATGTCAACCCATGCGTGGGTTGTGTCGATGTAGCCTGCGATGATGCCCACGAAGATATCATTTGTGACATTTCCTGCCAGGTCTACCGATTCATCGTCTGCTATGAATACGTTGTCGCCCACATTTGCGATGGTGATCGCAGTGGCGAGTTTCATCTTGAACAGGCCCCTGCGACGCACTATAACGTTGATGGCGCCGTCCGCGCCTGATGTATTGTCCGCCTGCTCACGGGCAATGCCCATGAATATCTGTCCTGCCGTATCCGCACCCACTACGGCGTAGCCTGCCGCGTTTACGCACACGATAGCCCCTGCGTAAATTTTGTCGCCGTCGTCAACAGGTATGGATAGTTCCACACCCTCGGTATATTCTGTTGTTTTGTCTGCTGATAAAGCCATGTTATACCTCCTTTTTAATTTAAGGGTTCAAGGATTCGAGGGTTCGAGGATTCAAGTGAACCACTTGGCCCCTTGACTCCTTGACTCCTTGGCCCCTTCGCTATTTGTTGTACTTCTTAAAGGTTTCCACATCAATGCCGCACTGTTTGTTGATCTCAAGCTGTGCCTCGTCAAGTGTGCCTTCTGCGGGTTTTTCGTTCCCGGCAACCCTGCCCTGAACAACGATTACAGGAGCCTTTGAGACAAAGACCTGAAATCCTGCAAGGTCTCTTTTTGCATAGTCCGTTGCCCAGTCTTTCTGTGCCGGTGTTATCTTGCCGTCGTTTACTGCCTGTTCAACGGCATCCGATGCCTCTTTGTCAGTGAGCTTTGACTTGATGGCGGCAAGCTCTGTCGAAAGAGATTCAACCGTGCCGTGCGACTGTTTCATCGCCATGATTGTGCCTGTGATTTCTGATTCTGTTGCGCCTTCTTTGAGCCCCAGGGCGTCAATAACGATCTTGTTGGCTATGACCGCCGACTTCCCCTCTAAAGCCTGTTTGTCTGCAATGATCTTGTTGACGGCAACAATTGCCTGTTCTTCCGTTGCTTCCCCGGTTAACCCGAGGAGTTTCAATAAATCTTTCATACCGTTTCCCTCCTTTTTTATTAACCCTCTGTCTTTATTTACCACCGGCACCATGCCGTCAATATTCGGCTGGTTCGTTAATGCCACGTTGATAAGCTGTGTTACCTTGTTGTCCGCTATGCGTTTCATGAACACAGGGGACAGATAGCGGTATTCCTTGTTTGCCAGATACTTCTTCGCCCGTTCAGTCCATTCCACGCTTGCCCATATGCCCTCCTTGCCTTTGTTGATGAGTTTCTTGATCCAGCCTGCTGCCGGAGCTTCCGTCCCTGCCAGTGTCTGATGTTCGTAGTCTATAACCATGTCGTTCTTTTGCGCCTCGAAAGTTGCAATAACGGCATCTGCGCCAGCGCTGTCGAGTTCAAACGTACCCTTCGGGGTATCATGACGACCGTAAGGAATAACCTGAATCTCGTCAGGGATGCCGCCTTCCCCGCAATCCCTGCATATAACAACCATGTCATTTTTCACTCATAACCTCCATATGGATTGCCGTTGCGAACCCGTTGCGACTTCGCCACATCGCAAATTTTATACCTGCCCTGTAACTTTGTATGTGTTCTGTTCTTTTCGTGCGCTACAACGCAAATATGAGCATCGTTTTAACTGCGGGGACATTCCTCGCTTCTTTGATTGAGGTGTGTCTCCGATCAAAGCTTGCTCCCTCCCGTTATGTATCTCGCCAGCACAGTCCTGATCTCCGTCCAGTCCTCGTCCTGCACCATCAGATACGGCCTCGGAGGGATTGTAACCTTGCGACCTCTTCCTGCCTGGCCTCCAAGCTGGTGTATCCTTGCATACGGGATACTCGCCTTTGGCCCTATGACCACCTTGTCCGGAAATGCCTCATAACTGATTGAGTTTTTCAGGGTGCCTGTACCAGAAAGAGGTACACCCTGCCGGAGCCGCTTGCTCGATGCCGGCTTAAGCCTGCCGGCCTTCGTAAAATCTTCACGCCTTATGGTTTTCAGTATTGTTGCGGCAGCTAAAGGTTTCCACTTATCCGGGCGACCGCCGGCTTCAAAGTTTTTTACGACCGACCTCCTTACAATAGCGCCTATTTCCCGCATGGCGGGCATTGTGTTTTTTGTGCGCGTCATCAATCTCTCGAGCATGGTTTTTACTTCCTGGTCTTTAATCTCAACCTTTATTTCCACTTGACATCCCCTCTTAACATGCTATAATTACTATTAATCCACCGGAGCGGGCCCGGGTTCCTGAAGTTCCGGTGCAGAACGCCGCAGTTTCCGGGAGCTGTTCGCTCTTTATCTTCCATACAGCAACCATCCCTTTCTTTGTTTTAGAAAATACCCTTCAATATCTCCCCTGAAGAACGTATACCCCACAAATGTTCCCTGCTGATGTTCCGCCACAAGCATCACATGCCGCTTTTTCTCATCCTCGAAAAACCGGATAAAACGTTTTCTCATAACAATCCTGCCTGATATTTCTCCTTTTTCCGGGGACAGCCATATCTCATACGGGTTCTCAAGGGTCGGTCTTATCAGCGGAAAATATGCCTCCCTGCCGTCCATTGTCAGATGTTTGAGTAGATAATCCGACAGGATGATTGAGTCTCCATCCGGCGTGTTGATAGCAACGCTCTTTCCGCCTATGGCTTTTTGAAAAAGTATCTCCGCTTTTCCCATATCTCCGCCAAGTTCTTTAAGCACAGGCCCCAGCTTCGCAGGCATAGGATCATAAGGTACCTTATCCGGGCGTCCCGCCTCTTTTGCACCCTTTTCGATCAAGGGCTGGTACCGCTCTTTTTTTGCTCCGTCTATTGCTCTTTCAGCCAGTATATCCCTGTAACTAACTTCTCCCGGATTGTTTCTAAATCCGGTATCGGCAACGTCCGGCATATGCTTTTCCGGCGTAAGCCCATCCCGCTCAATCTCAGATTTGGATACGCTTACAACCGTGCAGCGACAGTTAAAACCGTTCGGAGGAAAATTCACCTTCCAGAAAGGATCGTCATGAGCTGCCACCTTCCCGTTCATGGCCGCGTGAGCGGGCCTTGTCCTGCCGTCCATGACCGCGCTGTATTGCCAGTACGGTCTTGTTCCTGTGACCTGCATCAACTGCTGATAATGCCCTGCCTGGAATGCCTGTTGCACGTTTGTCCGGAATATTGTATCAAGCCGGTAAGGCGCCTGGCCTCTCCACCCGCGCAACGCTTCAGCTTCTTTCAACGATTTCTTGAAATCGGCAAATGTTGTCTTCTCTGATATGGCCTTATCCATAGCAGCGTATATATCTCTTACAATATCCATCCTCGTAATCCCGGACACGGTAAAGGCTTTTGCCTTTGCCTCATCCGTCAGCTTTCTGTATAGATCGGGGGTCAGGGGTGTTTTGTCCCTGAAAAACTTTATAGCTTCATCGAATGTCGGTGTAGTAAATTCGATCATTCCAGAGTTCTCCCTTTCAGGTCGGCCAGGGCAAGGGCAGCGCTCAGTACATCCTCAAACTGTTTCATGTCGATGCCCCGGTACAGGTCTGCAAGTTTTTCCTGCAAATCGTCATAAGATGCCGCCTCATCGACAATGCTGCTTATTGTTGTCATGTCCGGCGTGCCCTGTATCACTGCCTGACCGGCAAGAGCGTCAATATAATGCTGTGCGGCAATCAAACCGGTTAATCTATCCCCGGATCCGCCGGCCTTATTCGCCACATGTTCTTTATCATCCCCGATCTTTTCTTTGCCATTCCCGCCGCTTTTGTTGTCATTCCCGCGCAGGCTGGAATCTACAGGGTTATCCCGAACATCAGGCGTCAGATCTCCTATTGTTTCTTCCCCTTTTTCCGGTTCCGGTATGCCAAACCGTTCCTGTATGTGCTTGATCCCGATTTTGTTATACCCCACGTCTTTAACCAGTATGCCGTAGACCCTTGCTGTCTTTTCCAGGTCTTCACCGCACTCGAAGTGAAATTTGAATTTTGGCACGGCTTTGTCGGGGCCATAGTTAAATCTTACCCAGGGAGCGAGTATCTGGAACTTGATGGTCTTCATAAGCGCTTTTGCATCCGATTCAAGCAGATCCTGCCTGATATTCTCTGCCTGGTCTTCGCCGCCAAGCTTCCCCGGCGTTCCTTCGGCGGATCCGGCGTGTCCGAGCACCGCCTTGCTTATTGCCTTGTCGCAGAAATTAACCAGCTCAGTAAATGTGCTTGTGTTGCCGGTTACTTTTGATTCGACAAGTTCAATGATTGTTGAATCAGATATAACGGCGGCGGCGTCAACCGCCATATTGAATACCGCCTGCTTTAATACCTCTATGTCCTGCGCAGATGCGCTGGACTGATATTTTCCAAGCCTCATGGGCACTGAATATAGTTCGTTGAAAGTCATCCATGCCTTGATGTCATAGTTTTTGAACAGGTACATCCATGCACAGGGCCGAAGCAGCCCGCCTCTCGGCGTTGCTCCTGATCTGGCGTGGTATGTATGGGTGATGAATTTATAAGGCGGCAAATCTTCCCCCCATACAGGGTTTGCGTCGGTCAAAAGCTTCGGGAATGGCAGGAGCACATCGGGACTGTTAAAGGTGAACCTCTTCTGATGCACCCAGTCGAGCGTTTTTACCCAGTATTTCCCTTCTGCAAGCTCCCACATGATCTCACATACGGAGAACCCTTTGCCGATCGCGTCAAGTATGTCCAATACGGCGTCTTCCCAATTTTCTATGTACTCGAACATTTCACGCGCCGCTTCCGCTATATTATTGTCCGCCGGTTCGTTTGTGGCAGGGATGATCTCCCATTCCAGGCCGGATACGGCAAGCTTGCGGGTCTGCAAACATCCGGCGAGATGCAGGTCTTTCTCTTCCATCTCTTCAAAAAGTTCGGACTGTCTGACTATATCCCCCTGGTCCGCTTCTTTGAAAATGCGTCCAAGCCTGTCAGGAGTCAGCCCCCTCGCAGGGTATGAAGCGTACCTGTCCCGTATGGTCTGGACGGCTATTTGATTCATAATCGGTTTTTTATTATTCGGATTATACCAGCTTGACGCCATTACCACGCCCCTCTCTGTCCTGCAAAACCGGACCTGTATGATTCATAGTGATCATCGTTGCCGTGTCTGTCACTGCGTTCGGAACTGCCGAACATGGGCCGCGTTGTCACGGATTCATATCCAACAGGGCCTGCCGGATTTACGGCTGCGTGTGTCCCCAGGGCAGCCGCCCAGAAATGATCTGCATGTCCCGCATCGGTTCTCTCCGCATCAAATCTGGTATTGCCTGCCGCCGTAGTGATTTTCTTGACCGAATGGATATCATCTCTGATTTCCCTGTCTATCGGTATTCTTAAAGTCCTGTCTTCAAACCCGCGGCGTATTGTTACGGCAAGGTCTTCCTTGACAGCAGCGGTGAACGTAACAGACTCCGCCCGGCTCCCGAATCTTTCGTGCGCCTCTTCGGCGAGCTGCATCCCGAGGCCGGTCGCATCTATACAGCACCGGCGCACAAAAGGCAGGTATGTAAAGAGTATTTCTCTTTGGATCCTGAACGGCTCCCTGAAGAGCCTCCTCACCATGCGCGTCCAAAGCACGTCTCCGACCTTTTCCCATAGCCAGATAACCGTGAGGTCTTTCTTACGGCCGATATCTACACCCATATAAAGGTCAGAACTAAGCGACTGCACGCGGTTAATCTCCATTGTGGCCTTTTCGTCTTCGCAGGATGTTATCATCTCATATGTGATATAGGCCGTAGCCTCATCGACAAACTTACACTCATATTCCTGAGCCCATGCGTCGGGGTCGCTGATTCCGGCCTTCAATTCCTCGATATTCCGGGGAAGACCGTCCGCCACCGCCCGATAAATGTCTATGATATGCTGCGACCATGTGCCGCTCTTATCGGTCATCAGCTCATAGAATTTATTGCTTTTCCCGTTAGGCGTTGAAATGACCCTCAGTTTTAACCCCGGTCTGGATACTATCGGGAATACAGCCTGCCATATCTTTCGTGAATCGGCATGAAACGCAAATTCATCCAGGAGGACATTGGCGGAGAACCCCCTCGCGGTATCGGGGTTTGAAGGCAAAGCGGTAATCCGTGAACCGCCGGGCAATACCACTTCAAGCGCCCTTATTGTGGGTTCCCAGTCATATTCCAGGGATTTGAAGCCCGCTTTAAACCCTGCCAGATGTCTTTTTATCCCTTCCTCCATAGCCTCCCTTGCCTGTCTTTCTCCTCTTGAGAGGATTACCCAGCGTGATTTCTGTCCCTGAACCTCGTTCTCCAGACAGTCATCGACTATTTCAAAGGTTGCCGTGAAGGTCTTTCCGCTTTGGCGGGACATCATGCCAGCCTTGAATTTAGACCTGTCGGCTACCCAGTTTTTTTGATACTGATAGAGAACTACAGCAGCTTTATGATCCAATGCCGTACACCTCTTCTCTCACTTTCTTCAGCGTCTCCTGATCTATCTTTCCGGCAAGCTTTTTCTCCACGTTTTCAACCACCTTTGCCGTTTTTTGCTTTATCTCTTCCATCCATTTCTTTTGTGCTATGCTTGCACGGTTTAAATCCGCCACCATACGTCCAAGAGATGCCAGAGACATATCTCCCGCATCCTCCATTTTTACCAGCGCCTGAAATGCCTTTTCCTGGACGAGCTGCATTAATGCTTCCCCTTTAAAGCCTTTCTCGTCACCGGCAGCTTCAACTACCGCCCGCGCCTGTTCTGTCGCAACCCTTATGGCCCCAAGCCGCTGCTCAAACTCTGATCCATACCGATGGAGAGCCGATTTTGATATTTCATACCCCTGTGCGCTAAGCCATTCGGACAATGCTTCATATCCGGCAAACCCTCCCTCAATAAGTTTCTTATTAAGATCGGTTTTAACGTTGTCGGGAAGAGTTAATATTTTTGACCGCTGCGGCATTTAAGCGCCTCACCAGTATTTTTTCGGGCGGGCAATGCCCGGATGGCAGTCAACGGTGTATTCAACAATATCTATGCCGTGGTTGTTAATCTTCGCAAACCATACCGGCGTGTCTCGTTTTGTGATGGTTGCCAGCTCACGTTCGCTAAGGTAGTCCAGTTCCCGCCGTATTCCCATTATAGTGACATCCAGTATTACAGGCTCAATCGCATTTTTGATGATGGTTTCTGATGTTCCTACCGGTTGAGACGCATACAGCGCCCTTAAAATGAGCCATCTAAGTTCTTCTCTCCGGGCTTTTTCGATGTCCATTAGACCCCCTTCTCCTTTTGCTTTTCAATCCGGTCATATATACGGTCAAGCTTCGCGTTTATCATAACTTCATTCCGAACAAAGTCTTCCCTCCGCACATAGCAGATGGGCAGATCGGCCTTAATCTCATATAGTTGCTTTTCTACCGCCTCAATCTTTTTGTTGTTTTCAAGGTACTTTGTTTCTATCTGGCTTAACGAGCGGGTCACTATATGTTTTACATACGCCATCACAATTATATTGCAAACGGCGACAAGGGATGCGCATACCGTGATTATCTGCCATTCACGCATCAGCGTTCCTCTTCTAATATGGTTTTTAGTTCTCCTGCATACCCTTCCAATAACTCGATATTTTTCAGCAGATTCTTCGCTGCCGTAACATTCAGACAATATTTATTGCTGCATTTCTCCCATGTCACCTGATAATAGGACGGTTCAGTCGGCGCAGGAGGCAAGTGTTTCTCTATGTATTCAATTTTGCTTATTTGCCGTGTTGATCCACACCCTGTTAAGCTCAGACAGAATAGGATCAGCGCCGCCGGCACGGTCAATTTCCACATACTTTCCCTCTTCATTTGCTTCAGGATCAGGTTTCAACTCGTCTATTTCCCTAATGCGGTCAACGACCTTGTTTTTAGCTGATAGCCTGTTTTCGCATTTAGCTTCCGCTGCCTGGAGATTTGATTTCAGCTTTTTTACTGTTTCTCCGCACGCATCGTTCGCATCCTGGCAGGATAATATTTCTGTATTTTTCAAAGTGATCTGATTTTTTAATACATCAATCCTTATCCCCTGAATTTTCCACGCGGCGCCGCCCGCTATAACTGCGCCGATCAGATAGGGGAAAAGGAGCTTTGCTATCTGTAAATATCCCATGCTTTCTAAGCCTTCGCTATCGCGTCACGGATAAAAAGCATGCCCGCTCCGGTTAGCGCCTGTGTAAGAGCCCCGGCTATGGTATATTCTTTGGCCAGATATCCGACAACAGCGGCAATAACCATTGTTATGGCTGTCCAGTTTGTTTTCGACCTGAAAAACTCTTTCAACGGCTGATTGAACATCGTGGCCCCCTTTTATATTGTCATTAATTGAACTGCTGCTTCATACGCGGCCATAGCCCTGTTTATCCAGCCATTACGGTACTTCAGGTATTTACCTGGATTTCTTGCGCAAAGGCTCTCGTAAAATGCAATTCTCCTCTCCCGGTACAATGCGGGATCAAGGTTGCCGTACAGGATGTTTGCGGCGGCTATTGGCCCGGCGTTGTAGGCAAAATCGGCAGCCTGGAGATCGATGCTGCCGGGAAGATTGTCGGCGTTAACCCTGTTCCAAAACTCTTTTCTAAAAATCTGTCTTACCGTGTCGGCATTAACCAGCTTTACATCGTCAGCGTCTGTGTCGCCGTCGCCGTCCAGATCAAGCTTCAGGGCTTTCATGAGGCCGATAGTAATGCCCATTTGCGTAGCCCCGGCATGATCAACCGTGTATCCGCCTTCTGCCTCCAGGACAAACTTTAATGTTGCCTCAAAGTTTTCTTTCACGATCTCTCCCTGTACAATCGTGGGTGATGCCGGGTAGGGGTGCGCTCACACATCCCCTCCCGGACTTGATAAAACCGTTTTTTCGGTTGGGTTTTTGCTGTTCATTTGTAGGGATTGTATTCCTTATTTATAGATAGGTTCTATTGAACGGTTCAAGAATTGAAGATAGATTTAAAACAGATTTTCCTGATTGATATGGATGATGCCTTTCTCTTCCAGGACTTCGTAGACAAACCTCTCCGATACATCGAGGAGACGGCACAGGTCCTTGATATTTCGGCCGTTGCAATGCTTCTTGATATATCGTTTTTTGATCTTATCGAGGGGTTTAGTTGAGACGTATATATTCATGCAGGCAAAATTCTCCCAAAGTGCAATGGCCATATCGACGCCGCAATGATCGTGGACCATTTTCATGTCCTTATCGAGGAGGTCGTCGATCTCAACCTCTTTCACCCATGCAAGGGATTTATCCGGCATCTTCTTTTTCCTTCAATTTCATATTTTCCCCGCATTTCCAGCACTTCATGCCGCAATCCTCCGGTTTTTATAATACACCTCGTTATATTCGCGCTTCGCAATATCTATGCAATCTGCACAATACTTTCTGTTCGGACCGCCTTCGAACGGATCGCCGCATCTTTTGCATATGCCGGCAACCAAAGCACGGTGCTTATTCCCGGATTCCCGCCGGGTTTTGCCGGTATTGTGCATTTGACAGATATTAGGTGATCGTTCGGCGTCATCCTCAGACGGCACCCGCCTCGGGTATAGCGGGTATATTCTGTTGCCGCATTTCCAGCAATAGTATGCCTCTATCCCGCGTATCCGGTCGGGGTCAGGCCTCATCTCCATAGATTCACACTTAGGGCATATCACAGGCTGTCCCCCTTCGGCGCAAACATGGCGCATCGTTCGTTTTCGTGTCGTGCATTTCGCGGTATCAGCCGATCAAGCAACGTATTGAGCTGCGCTATGTAAAATCTGTCCATTGCGTAGACAGCGTGAACATCCAGCACGGGGCAGCCCCTGTCAAAGCCTTTGTTGTCATAGTGCCCGCAGTTTTCACAATATTCCTTCAGATAGAGTAATTTGTCTCCAATGTCGTTAAAATATGCCATCAGCCCTCCCTTCTCATCTTTTCCCATGCAAAGCTTGCATAGTGGGCAATCTTCAGCATATCCCGGAGCTGGTCCTCGCGCCCTCTCTGATTACGCCCGAATCGCTCAACGTATTTACGTACTTGTTTAATGCAATCTTCGGCGGTCATCGTCTCGATATTGTCATCCGGATAATCTCCGAACTGGGCAACGGTATAATTTTCCACATGCTCATACACCTTTGCTCCAAACTTAACCCAGTTATCACCGCGTATACTCATGGCCCGCACCTCCTTTTTTAATTCTTCATGCCTCTCCGTCCAGCAGCAGGCGCATATATTCAAGCGTGGTTTTTCTTGCCGCGCTCATGGTCTCCGTAAGCGGTTCGTCTTCGTCTAATGCCAGCTTGTAAAAATCCTTGACTGCCTCGGTATAACGCATCTTGATTTCATCTATTCCCTTTAAAAATCCTGCCTCCTCCGGTGTTATGCCTTTCCGATTCGCCTCGCGTTCGATCTGTCTCAGCTCTTTTTCCGCCTTTGTCAGCTTTTTCTTTGTCTCTGTGTGTTCTTTTTCCAGGGCGGCTCTTTCTTTGGCCGCTTTTTCCTCCTGTTTGCGGAGATTGTCGTCCCTGGCCTCGATTATTAGCCTTATTTCGTCTGGTGTAAAATCTATCTCCTTGCCGTCTATAAACAGCTTTTCACCCTCTTTTGCGATCTGAACTGGGGAATTTCCCCAGTCGCCATTTGTTAAGTATTTGATTTTATTAATGTCCTCTCCGACGTAACTGGAGAATTTCCCCAGTAGGCGCTGACTAAAGTCCCCCAGCTTCTCTATTTCATCATCGGCTTTATCGATCGGTATATCGGCTTCATGGCACCAGCGGGACCACAGTTTAAGGGGTTTGAGTTTCCGCTTGGTATCTCTTAGAAAGATAGCCCTTGTAAGGCGCGAAAAGTTTTCATGCAGGATAGCGCCGGAAATCTTGGCATTTGCCTCAGCCTTCAGTATCTTATACTCCCACTCCCGAATATCGTCATCCTGTCTAAACTGCTCATATGCTGCGGGATACATTCCTGCCTGTGCCTTCGTCACGGCAGACAGGTCGCCTGCGTCCAGTTCTGTTTGTTCGACTTTTATTGCTGTTGAATCTAATACCATTATTAATTCCTCCTTTTTACGGCTTTTCCTGCCCGCTTTGTCCGGTCAGACCTGTCCGCGCAGGCGGGCGGGTCAGTTCGTATGTTATCTTTTCGACCATATCCTTTTTTGCGCCCACCAGGAACAGCCTTTCGTCAGGCCATTTTTCCACAACTGCCCGATCCAGACTTTTTGCAATCCTGATCGCCTCGTCAAAGCCGTGTTCCTCACACTTTGCAAGGGCATCCCTCGGAATGGTGATCTTTTCTGTAAGCTCACGAATCAGTCTGCCGTACTTTGTTGCGTAGATATCGGCAGCGCCGAAGATTTCTTTTTTCTTGTCGCGGGCTACCTTAAGCATCTGTCTTTCCACGGCCGCCGTTTCTTCTTTCAGCTTATTGATCGATGGGGCGTATTTTTCGGCTATCGCAGCCACTTCATCATTATATTGCTTCTGTAATGTCTCCGCTAAGCGGGCAATATCGCTGAGCTGAATCATATATCCGGGTATTCTATGCGGCATCCGGCGCCTCCTGCTCTTCGTGTTGCCCCGCCATATGCAGCCTCATCTGGCCTAAATATTCGGGCAGGGTTATCCGCTTTATCTTTGATATTCTGTAAAGTATCTTTAATGCGCGTCTTTCCATGCGTCTTAAATAGTCGTGTATTTCGCTGCCGGCTGCAGCAAGGTAATACCCGCCATATGCGGCATCAGATGTCGAGCATATTGCTACGCCCTCATCCCTTAGCGCCGTTATCAAATACCTTATTGACCGCGTATCTGAGATTTTGTTTTTCCAGGCTCTTTTGTAGACCAGTTCATACATTTCCGCCATACTGATTGCGTTTGCCTCTCCGACATGCTTTGTCATTTCCGTAAGCAGCTTTGCCCTTTTCTCCGGTGTGTCGATCCTTTCTTTTTTCTTACTATCTTTCTTTTCCATAATGCCCCCTTTGTTTTAATTCAACTTTTATGCACTTCTATATATGCCTTCATTATTCCGCTCCCTGTTTATACGCAATATGCCACTCTCCGGGCCGTTTCCCGCCGTCCAAAAACTCCTTGTATGCCAATTGCCGTTTGAGCGCCTTTTCATTATGTTCTTTTTTCATATCTATTTGAGCCAGCGCCAGAAAGAACGACAGCGCAAGTATGATTGTCCAAATCACCTTTTCAAATATGTCAGTCTTCATCTTTCCCCCTCCCGGCCTCTATAAATCGCCCGAACAACCATGTAATCAGCAGGGCAGCCGCTATATAAACCGCAATTAACCACCACATATTGCCTCCCTATTTTTCGTTTACCTGACAGCCGGTGCATTTCTCCGGTTGCCTTAAATTCCTCACCATGCAGACGCATATGTCGATCCTGTCCTGCCATCCGATACAATCCACATCCCCGTTTGCATATCCGCGCTTCCTGTCCGAATCGTCAGGCCGGGCGGGAGCATTCAGGTTCTGGAGTGCATTCCCGTGTCTTTTAATCATAGTCTTTTTGCCCCCGTAATATCTTTTTCATCCCTGTAATTATTCCACGTGACTTCTGCACTGTAAGCCATTTAAGGTGCTCTATGTTTGTGCCTGTCTTTCTTCCGTGCCATTTAATGTAGTTGGCAAGGTCGTTGTCGCTCCAGCGCAGCCGCCTCTGAAGATATCTGATATGCCTCCATGATGCCTCCATCGGCGTGCCGGTAAAATAGCCGTCTAATGCGTTTTGCCTGTAAGGCTGCTTTTTGGCCATGTCGGCGATTAACCGTATAAACTCCATACGGGTAAGGTCGTGTAGTTTGCTTTTGTTGTACCGGGCAGACAAGGTGCAATATACGTCCTCTCTGTCCATGCCTGCGGCGCGAGCGGATGCCCAGAATTGTTTTAATTCCTTGTCAGTCCAGGGCGTGAGTTCGGTATTTAATACCTGTCCGCTTTGTCCGGGCAAGTCTGTCCGCGAAGGCGGGCGGGAACGTTCTGCATTTGTCATATTAAATCCTTTTTGGTGTTTAGCTTTTGGCTCGGACATGTCCTCGTGCAACGGGGGCATGTTTTTGCCAGCCGCACTCTTAGCGGATTAACCGGCGTAAAGGGTCTGTTTCTTTCTTCCACGCATCTGCTCAACGGGATTTCCCCCAGCACAGGACATTCAACGGGTTGTTGCGAATACTTTTCTTCCGTTGCATTTAGTATCCTGTCCGGTTTACCCTTATAGTTGCCTTTCAGGACATGGCATACAGCAGACTTGTTATAGCCGATCTGTCTTGCCACTTCCTGAAGCCCGAGCTTTTCAACCATCTGCTGCAACAATTCCTTACTCATGTTGCGTTTTCCCGTTGTCATTCCCGCGAAGGCGGGAATCCACATCCTTCGGCCATGTAACCTCTTTCAAATTCGGGTCCCATACCTGTTTTATCCTCTGGATCATGGGGGCTTTCGGGCCTGTATAGCGCACAAGGACATAGACCGCTTTTTCTCCCTGGCCTGTTTTTTTCAGGTATCCCGATTTGGCAAGATACAGCAGATACGTTTTAATCTCCCCTCGTGCAACCGGGTACTCTTCAGTGCCTGATGCCGCCCAGATTGTGGCAAGGTCAAACCTTTTAAGTATCCGCATCGCCCTCCACATATTCTGCCTGCCGCGCCCCTGGGTAACTTCCGACCCGTCCCTGCGCAATCGCGGAGGTTCAAGGGCATCTCTAACGAGTGTAAAGATGTGTATCCCCGTCTGCCCGGCGCTTGCAGATATTTCTACGAAGCCGCCATGTGCCAGAGTCGTGACATACTGCCTGATAGTGCTTTTATCCAGTTTCAACTCGCCGTGTAATTGAGTAATCGAAAAGGTTTTGAGTTTTCTTATTGCGTTCCAGAGCGCTTCCCGTGTTTCGTAAGCGCCCTTTTTGTCTTCGGGCTTTCTCATCTGACATACTCCTTGCGTACAACCCCTTCGCCCGTCCAGAAACCTTTTTTCATGGCAATCCATCCGGGCAAATCCATTGTTGCCTTGCCTGCATTGAGCGTTTCTTCCTCAATCCGGGCAAGGTTTACACAGATGCGCCTTATAGAGCCTTTTGAACGTTTTGCTACTTCTGAAATAAGATCGTCTCCGATAGCCGCCTTGTGGCAGTAGAATTTTGAAAGCACCTTTGCGTCTCCCGCGTCTGCCGCCTGCGCCGGCACGAAATCGAGAATCCGGCCGTGGAAACGTTCCCACTTCACCAGGTCATTGGGGAGATTCTCCTCGCCGATTAACAGCATAGGCACATGAGACCCTTCGTAGATATCCCGTACAATTTCAACCGCTTCGCGTTTAACAATATGATCCATCTCGTCGATGATGAGCGGCCTGTCTGTCATGACAAGGGTGTTCGATATCTGTTCGGTCAATTCATACATGGTATGCGCCGGAACCAGCCCCATCTCCCTGGCTATTGCCGAGAGAATCGCCTTTTTCGTCCAGGTGGATTTACACTCGATATAATATGCCTGATACTTATTCGCCGTGTATGCGGCGGCGAAGCTTTTCCCGAATCCGGAAGGCCCGTAAAAACAGACCATGCCGGGGAGATGCTGCGGGCGTTTCATCGCGCGTTCAAGAGCCCTACCGCACATGGCGACATTCTTGAGAGGGGCTATCGTGCCCCCGTGCCCGGGTGCGTTTGCCGGGTAGTTTCCGTTTTCCGTCATATCATTCCTCCTATTAAAAATAGATCCCCGCTTTCCTCATAGAGATCGTTGCATACTCTGTAGTCCGCCGTCTGAGGATACCGGGCGTAAAAATCGGCTTCTTTATCAGTTAAGGGTTTATTGAGTTCCAGACATCCCTTGATTTTCATGTAGTAGGCATACTTGTCCCTGCCGTCGTCTAACGCCCAGGGGTCAATATCTTTCAGCACATTCCCTTCGGCGGCAAACCGGCGTTCCAGCTCTCGCTGCTCGTGTGCTGCAATAGCCCTGAAACGGTCGTCTTCCTGCTTCTCTTCAATTTTTCGGAGGTGATAAACTTTCGTTTCCTTCTCAATCTCTTTTGCAGTTGCAGTTGCCGATGTAACCTTTATTACTTCCCGGTCTTTTATTTCTGATTTGTACAGCTCAAATCCTGTCCTGACCCTGCGCGCCTGTTCTCCGACCCAGCGCATTAATTGTGCCTGGTGTTTGCGCTTGGCAGCCAGTCCCGGCTGGTCATAATTGTCTTGTGCGCCCCACGGCTCCGCCATGTCGATGACTTCCCCTTTATCATCTATCAAGGCGGCCGGCGCATCCCTGTCATAGGGATCCACACAGACGCGGACGGGTTTTTTCCGGCCTGAAAGCGCAGGGGAATAATATGATCTATGATCGTTTGAGCGGACCGTGACCGCAACTGTGGCCTGGCGCGGTTTCCGCTCGAATGTCGGCAGACAGATATAATCCAGGGCGTAGCCTGTAAAAACCGTTCGCGGCTGCCTGACAAGGCCGTCAAAAAAGAAATCCCGGGGTACTATTGTGCCGCCTTCGGCAAGCTTCTTCTCCGCCTTGTTGTGCTCATCTATCGTATCAAACACGGCAGTTATAAAATCCTGAATATGCATCAACGCGCCGTGTTTTGCCTGTTTTTTCAGTAGTTCCTGTACCTCTTTATTTTCCCAGGCATCCGCATTGCGTTTTCTGTAGCCGGGAAGGTTCTTTGCCTTCAGGCGCGTGTCAAAAATGTTCATGATGTTTTCAATCGGTTTTGCCCAGGGCTTTCCAGGCTGTGCCTTTTTGTGCCCCACGTCGTCTGAGATGTCCCCGTATTTATCGCGCATTGCAAGGTAGTCATCGGTATTGCTGTAGCCGGACAGCCCCGCCCTGATATGTGTTATGTGCCTTGACCCTTCCGGTTTGCCCCAGTCGGTAAATATCTCGTCCGGCATACCCCAGCGCAGGGCCTCGCGGAGAGAATTGCCGACGGTGTATTGGTTATAATGGCTGAGTTCTATCCATGCGCCGGTGATCATCCGGGAAGAGCAGTCCATCCAGAAATAGCCTTCAGGCTTTATCAGTGCGTCTGTCTCCGGGTCATATGTGACGTAATCGAAGATCTTCTGATCGCCGCAGATTACACTTTGTACGGGTACCGCTGTCCATTTCCTGATAATCTTCGGCAGGCCGTGGAGTTCAAAACCCGTGGCGCCTTTTTGGATTCTCAACCATATTGATGGCGGTATCTTCTTGACGATCCGCGTAAAACTCACATAGTCCCCTAATCGCCACTCTTCCCCGTTTGAGCTGTTTGAACCGTTTGAGCGGTTTGAATTTTCTTCCATCTTCCTATACGCCGCTTTTATTCCCGCTTTCATGTCGTTCGCGTAACTTGACAATCCGCAGGCCAGGGCCTCCGGGGAAAATGACGATGAGGCCGGCAGCTCCACACGTTCCTCACCTAACTTTATCCTGTGGACTGACCGGGTGCGCAAATCCTGCACATCCTCAATCCAGCGCCTTATCTGCTGTTTTGACTTGCCGTATTTTGCGGCGAGGGTTTCAAGTAGTTTTTCCCGACCGCCGTACGCGGGCATGTTTTCAAAGGCCTTCGCGCAGGCTATCTTTGCCTGCATGATGGGGTCAGCGATCTCGGCGGGGGTGAGGCTGATCTTGCGGGAGGAGAGGTATTCCCGGAAGGCCGTTTCGTCCATTGCGACAATGCCGGCTTCCGCTTCCAGGAGAGCAATGCGGGTTTCCTCCGGGATGGACGACAGATGGTATTCGCGGCGTTTGCCGCCTGGGCCGCCCGGAGCGGGCACGTCCTGAAATCGCCATTGCTCCTTTTGAGCCTTTCGGTTTACGCTTCTTTCCGTCCCCGGCATACCCGGTAACCCCGCCAGTTCCTTCGCCGCATACCAATCCTTCATGGTTCACATCTCCGTTTTATGATATAGTTGCTTATTCTATTAAAGGAGGTCTTGCTCATGGCAACATCTACTTGTATAAAATGTGGAAGTACGAGGTTTGAAGTCAAAGAAGCTTCCCCCTTACATTCCAACTTCAAGCTCTACTTTGTGCAGTGCGCCCAGTGTGGCGCCGTCGTAGGTACTATGGATTATCTGAACATTGGATATTTTATTAAAAAGATCGCTGATAAGCTCGGCATCAGCGAAACCGGCTAATCTATAGCCAAATGATGCATTGGCCTCGCCCCACATTTCAGCACAATGGCGGCATATAAATAATGCCGCGGGGACAGCCATATTATCCAGATAAACGGCATATATCTCGCCGGACGTCGCTGTATTGCCTAAGTCACAGTTCATTTTTGTCTTCATTTCCCCTCCAGCAGCGCCTTCTCAAGCTCTTTCAGCTCGTGCTGTTCGCGCGTTATCTTTTCCTTGAGCTGCCCTATCTTGGCGTGTATTACCTCTTTGCCTCGCATTGCCTTGTGATTTGCCGCCTCCGTGATGATGTACAGTATCTCGTAATCTCCGGTGATCCAGCAGATAGCCGGCACCAGCTCGGCGGGGATGCCCCATCGCTTGTTGCCGTTGTTGTCGATGTTTACGGATTCGTAATCTCCGCCTGGAGCGGTCCACTTACGCAGGGAAGATGGCGCCACTTCCAGCCCTGTGAGGTTGTAAATCTCGGCGCAGACCTGTCCGTCGTTTTTTGCGGATCTGCGAAGTGCGTTTGACAGTGCCTGCCTGATCCGGATGCCCAGGCCGTGAGACGGGGGAGCCTTCGGGATCATAAAATTGAAGAGGTCTCCCTGCCTTTCGTCAAATGATATTCTTTTCTTTGACATTGACGTTTTCTCCTGATATGTTAAGATAGTTACAGATGAATCCTTTATTAAGCATTTACCGCCTCTTTGAAATTCTGATCCGCAGGATCGGGGTCTCTTCTTTTGTGCGGCTCGTCCCAGAGAGAGGTATAGGCCACGCCGAGCATATCTGCGATCGCCTTTTGTATGCGGTAGGATTTGAACTTAGGATACTTGCTGATGATAACCGCCACAGTGGTCGGAGATCTGCCGGCAAGCGCGGCAATCTCGGTGTACTTGACGCCGGCCCTGACAAGCTCGGCTTTAAGTTCCCGTCTCCATTTTGTGTACGATTTTTTAGATTTCATAATTCACCTTTAATCGGAGATATTTATAATGGATAAAAAAGAACTTATTCTGACTGTGGCGAAGGATTTTATTTTGGAAAACAAGTTGTATCATTGTCCCTCCGACAAAATAGAAGTAAAAACAAAAGAACTCGGAAAGGTATTGGAGAGCATCGTTAAGGAAGTGGAGCGCGTCTATAATGTTATCAGTGATTAATATTTTCATTAGTAGTGATCTATTTCCTGGAGAAATCGGGCTATGTTGACTATTGCGTCTGTACGCCGCGCGGCATCATTAATGTCTGAAATCTGTGTTTTTGGAACCATCTCGTCAAAAATAGCTTCCGCTTCTTTTAGAATCAGGCGGGGAACCTTAAAAAACTCTATTTTATCTTCCTCTGTTATTGCTGCCATTTTTTTTGCCTCCTCTCTAAAGGATTGTTTAATTGATATGATGGATTTTAACGGAATATTTGGAGCCTTGTCAAGTAAAATTTGGTGTCCGAACTCAAAATTATCATTATTTTATAAAATTATTGCTATCTATCTAATATCATTAATGTATCACCCATGTCCGAACTCGGCGCGGCACGTCCGAACTCATGTCCGAACTCAGGGGTTGAGTTCGGACATCAAAAAGTAAGTAATATGAAGGTTAGATTAAAACAAATTCGAGAGGAATTAAGGAAGACCCAGAAGGAAATGGCAGCTCTTGTCGGTGGCCACGAAAGCACTTGGCAAAAATATGAGAGAGGTGACAGTCTCCCCGGTTCAGAAGTCCTCCAATCCCTTGCCAATCTTGGTTTTAACATAAACTGGATACTTACCGGCGAAGGAGAGATGTATATCAAAACAATTCTCGTCCAGCGCCCGATATTCCCTGAAATGACACCCGAGGAATCAGTGTTTACTGCTGTTATTCCTGTAGATATTGAACCCATACTAAATGCAGCAATCGAGGTGCTGAAATCAAACGAGAGAGGAACGGTTTTAGCTCTAACTCAAAACGTCTATGAATTTCGCGACAAAGTAAGAGATCGGAGGGTAATAGCTGAATTAAAGAATGATATGGACACTATAAAGCGTAGACTATTTAATGATGTCAGGGAGGCCGACTTTAAAACTGCGGAATCACAGGGGGAGAAGAAGAAAGCGGGCGGGGGAAATTGAGATTATTAGACGGGGGGTGTTGTTCGGGGGATGATTACTGGAACATATCGATCTATTGTGCAGACGCCGCCGATCGGAGCAGGCAGGCGCATATCAACCTCTACTGTCACAGGGGAATCATGCCTTTGCCGGCATTGGCAAATTGATATTAATTTAAGTGTGAATTAAACATAGTTGCTATATGCCTGGACACTTTATCTATGCCTTGCTATAATGTTATATAATCTATGGGAGGGACGGTAATTATGGAATATCCAGTGCTTACAATAGAAATTAAAAACAAAGAACCGGTTGAACTTCTTGATTTAACAAATAGTTTGCTTAGCCTGTCCGATGAATATAAGCGATTTATGATGCAGGCAGACATCTCAGTGGTACCTGAAGGAATCAAGCTTTATATAAAAGAAATCAGAACGGGAAGTATTATTACCGACATTATAGCTATGGCTCCGGCTGCGCTTCCATTCCTTGAACACGCCAAAACGGTAGTCACTTTTGCCACCTATTTTAGGACAAGTATTGAATATTTACTCGGAAAGACCGTGGATAAAAAACCTTTACTTACAAAACAAAACCTTAATAATATAGCGTCTTTTCTTGAGCCCATAGCAAAGGACTCCGCATCTCAGGTAAATTCTCATGTTACTATCAATGGAAATATAACTAATATTTTCAATTATAATTCAGTGGAAGCAAACGCCATTCAAAATCGTGCCAAGAAGGACATCGAATCTTTAAAAGAGCCTGTTATCGGCATTAAAGAAAAGGTTTTATTATATTGGTACCAGGCGCGGAATGACCCCGGGAGTAAAGTCGGAGACAGGGCGCTTATTGAAAGCATTCACAAAACCCCTGTCAAGGCCATCTTCCTTAACGATGCAATTAAAGCTCAGATGCTTTATGTACCGGAAAACCCATTTCGATCAGCCTATATAGTTGATGTTCAGGTTGACACGATAAATGAGCGGCCCGCCTTATATAAAATTTTACAGGTTCATGAACGATTTGACCGACCACCAGAAACAGATTCTTAAAGAATATTTTTCAAAATAGCTGCTTTAAAATTTCTAACATAAAAATGCAATTATTTGTGTTTTTCAACATGTTTTCAACATTTTAATAATTGCATTTCTAACATTGCAAAATTTTGCCAAAATCAATGCCATCCTTAATCTTCCCTCATCTTCCCTCATCTTCCCATTTCTATCATAATAAATGCAATCTCCTTATAGCCAGAAGACCTGGGGCAAAATGAGAAGCTGCATTAATCTACTTAACAAGGACTGCCAGATAGCCATATTTCCAAAAAACGAATAAGGCTACAAAAAGCAATATAACAAGTATATATAGGC